CCGTTGCCAACCCCCACTTACCTAATTAGGCAGCTAAAGCCATTTCTGGCGCACGATTGTCATTTGCAATTGTGTTGTTTGTTCGCGGTAACGGCGCTTACATCCCGGTAACTCCACTTCACTTTCACACCTGTCGATCCTATTTCAGCCCCATCAAAAACACTTGAAACTTCTCCATAGCATCAGGTAGCTAAATCCTTATCTACTTCATCGAATATAGGTCGTCACCTATCAAGTGCTTATGGTGGAGCTGCCGGGTACCGCCCCCGGGTCCAGTATGTGTCTACGTTGCTTCAACGTTACACACTATTTATACAGCCTTTTTATAATGATGTCAACCACTCTTTTACTTAATACTACCTCATAATGGTTTCTATCTATTTCTGTGTAGTCTATGTCATCTCTACACATCATACTTGAACGTGTAACAATGCCGTCATTAGTTCCATTGATCCAAGGTACATCACCTACTGTGGTGACAACTTGTATCCAAGGACATTGTATACTGAGCTTTTTACTGTTACGTATAAAACTGCTGTTTGGAGAAATGTCTTTGAATAATTGATAATGTGGATTAAATATTGATCCCCATGATGCTAGTTCACTACCATTAAATGGTGTTGCTAAACTTACTACGCCTTGTATTGCTGTACCAAACTCTGATTGTAAATAGGTTGCATATACACCTCCAAGACTGTGTGCTACTATAACAAAAGGCCCATCGATGTTTTCAAGTATAGCATACATCTCTTCAAGATTGTCTTTTGCAAGAGATTCTTTATCGTAATTTAAATAGATAGGATCTTTAGTACGTGTTGATTTTTGTATGAACGCAAAACTACGCTCACTGGCTGTGGCGCCGTGAATATAAACTGTTTTCATATGTTATTTATAGAGTTACCAGCGTTGTTCTTTTATTTTTTTAGAGTGTTTTGTAGACCTAATAGCATTCATTATTCTAAGAAACTGATTTGATTTAGCATTTGAATGCCATCCGTTCTTTGTGTCAAATGTTTTTGCATACTCACATGCTTCTGTAAACTTTGCTGAAACTATTTTTTCTAAACATTTTAAATCGTCGTCACTGAGTGACTCTATTCCGTTCATTGGCATTATGAAATCTCCTATTATATGCTTGTTCAAACCCTTCTTCATATTCCCATAGCGGAGCCCCATTGCACCCGTCAACCCAAAGTCTTTTAAAATAACTATCTGCTGATGATAACGCTGTATCATCACTTTCTGCAATATGTCCTTTAACTAACCAAAATAATCTATATGCTTCTTTGTGTGTCATGCTGTATTTACAACCTAAAAGCAGTTAGAGCGCTAACATACTACCAAAATCCCATAGTCTTTCCATTACCTGCTATAATCATAAAACATGTTAGTACATGCAATACAATCCAAAAGGTACGAAAAGCCAAAGCCTTCTTTACATCATCTTGTGTAATAGGAAGAAACTCTGGCTTGTCGTCGTCACTTATGCCGATAGGCATGCCAACGGTTCTAGCCCATAATTTAAGCCATCGCCGTTGTCCTTGCATTACATATCGTTCTTTTTGTCTTGTATTTCTTTACGGCGTTCTTTTGTAAGTTTACCAAGATCGCCTAATGCTTTACGAGCTCTAGCTGCCGCAGCCTTAACGCCTTTTTCTTCAAACGTTGCATGTTCTGCTAGATAGTTGTTGTATGCTTGTACAATTTCGTCGTGATTTGTCATGTTTCTCTCCTTTTAAATAATTAACCTATATAAACTGTAGATGCACTTCCTGTTATACTGCCTGCATCACACGCATCGGTTCTACGTGCTGCTTTTTTATTAGCAATATAAACTGTACCACTAGATCCACTTATAGGTGCAGTGTGCGGAGCACAATCATCACCTGAAGTTATATCATGTGAAACAGTACGGTCTGTAATTCTACACGCTAATAGATTTTCAATATAGACTGTTGATTGGCCAGGTGTTGCTAATGTTGTAGTACCGTCACAACCGTGACCTGTTGCTACTGCATCTGTTTTTCTAGCCGCTAGTGGCATTAAAGTGACACTCCTGTAGTGCTTTTTGTATATTGTTTAGCCATTTCGCTATCAGTCTTATGTACAAAAACAACTGTGCTTTTATTTATTTTAACCTTAGCATCTGCTGCAATAGTAAATGCAAATGGAGATAATCCCATGCCTTGTTCTGTTGCAATTAATGCTAGTGGTTTATATAAAGTCACATGAGTGTCATTTTCGTCTTCTAGACGTGCTACAATTTCTGAGCTATCAGTAAGTTTTAATGTTACTGTGTCTAAATTTTTGTATGGTGTTTCAATTAACATTATAGTGTGTGTCCTGTTCCGTTGTAGCCTGTTTCTTCTAAGTAAGTACCTAACTGATCCTTACCGCCTATTGATGTTCCATTAACTTTAATCTGTGGGAAAGTACGTGCTCCGGGGAACATTTCTAGTACTTCCTCACGAGTAAAGTCTGTGTCTAGTTGAAAATATTTGTATTCTAATTCACGCTGTTCGCAAAGCCGCTTTGCTTGATCACAATGCGGACATGCTGGTTTACCATAAATTTCAATCATAAACTGAATCCTTTAATCGAATCTGTTGTTACATCTTGTTTGATGCCGCCGATTACATAAGACTCTACTTCTGTCTCTTGTGGTGCAACCTGTAAGCCTGAGCTAGACAACCAATGCTGTGTCCAAGGTAGTGGGTTAGTGTTTACAGGCTGATCAAAAATTGCTTGCATACCCAGCGCCTTTAATCTGCGGTTTGCAATATACTCTACGTATTGGTTAAGCAATGTTGTGTTTAGTCCAATCATCGAACCGTCTTTAAACAAGTACTCTGCCCAATCCTTTTCTTCAGCTACACACTCGCGCCACAGTTCATACACTTCTTCTTGACACTCTTTAGCAACTTCGGCCATTTCTGGATCGTCCTTGCCTTGAGCCCAAAGTTTTAAAATATGTGTACTAAGTGCTAAATGCTGTGCTTCGTCCCTAGCAATCAATGAAATAATCTTTGCAGACCCTTCCATTAGTTTAAGCTCGCCAAAGCCAAATGTACATGCAAATGACACATAGAAACGCAAGCCTTCTAGAATGTTAACAGTCATCATTGCAAGATACAGTTTCTTCTTAACATCACGCATTGAGCCTTCACCACGGTGTGTGTAAGCATCAGCTGCTTCTGTAAATGCATCATAGTGTTTGGTAACACTTGTTGCACGAGCAATGATCTTTTCATCATCTAGAATAGTGTCAAACACTTCTGCAGGGTCAGCATACACGTTCTTCATAATATGTGTGTAGCTACGTGAGTGGATTGTTTCAAAGAAGTCCCAAGTAACAATACAGCCTTCCAGTTCAGGAAGTGAAACATGCGGCAAAAATGCTAGGCATGGACCACGTCCTTGGACACTGTCAAGTAGTGTTTGGTATTTCAAGTTAGCAGTAAAAATATGTTTCTGCTCTGGACGGAAGTTAGCAAAGTCCGCTCTATCTTTTTGTAGACTTACTTCTTCCGGGCGCCAAAAGTAACCAAGCATAGTTTGGTTAAGTTTGTCAAACACAGGGAAACGAAATGTATCGTAACGCTGTGTGTTCTGATCTTCACCGAAGAACATGTTCTGTTTCGTGAAGTCTACTTTTTCTTTATTGAATACGGTCTTTGCCATTTATCTCTCTCTATTACCGACATGTACTATTATTATACATGATTATTATCTACTGTCAACCTTAAATTGCACATGCTTCGCAAGCTTCATCATCTTCGGTGCCTAAGTTATATGGCTGCACTTCGGGCTGATTGTCGTGCCATCCTATTGAATGTGCTGGCTCATCTTCTAACTCACTTGGATCAGTCTTGTAATCATAAGTGTTCTGATAGTATGAAGTCTTCCAACCATACTTATAAGTGTTTAACAAATCTTGTATCATAACACTCATCGGAACTTCATTGTTCTCGTAGTGTGTTGGATTGTATGACCAATTGCCACTAATGGCTTGATCAAAGAACTTTTGCATTACCGCAACAACGTTGATGTAACCTTCGTTGCTAGGCATGTCCCACAACAAGGTGTAGTGTTGCTTAAGGCTTTGATATTGTGGAACAATCTGTTTAAGAGGCCCTTTCTTTGACTTCTTAACGGACAAGTATCCTCTAGGTGGCTCGATTCCGTTTGTTGCGTTCGACACAACGGAACTGCTCTCCGAAGGCATTTGTGCGGACAAAGTGCTGTGCCTAAGTCCGAATTCCAATATGTCTTTCCTAAGAGATGCCCAATCATAATTAAGTTTGTTTTCCACCAATGTATCAACGTCCTTCTTATATGTATCAATAGGAAGAATCCCGTCTGAGTATTTAGTGCGATTAAAGTACTCACAAGCGCCTCTCTCCTGCGCTATTTTGTTGCTGGCTTTGAGCAAGTAATACTGGAATGCTTCTGTTAAGTCATGTACTAAGTTCCATGCTTCTTGATCTGCATAGTTTACTTTATTCTTCGCAAGGTAATGCGCTAGACCAATGTAACCTACGCCTAATGAACGACGAGCTTTGGTTGAAATTTCTGCTGCTTTGATTGGGTAACGCTGATAGTCGATTATTTCTTCAAGTGCTCTTACTGCTAGTTCACATAGTTCTTCTAAATCGTCTAAGTTCTTTAGTGTACCTACGTTGATAGCACTCAAAATACACAATGCAATTTCGCCTTCTTCATCATCAATATGTTCTAATGGCTTAGTTGGCAATGTTATTTCTTGACACAAGTTACTCATGTACACTGTATCTTTGAATGAGCTGTGTGTATTGCAGTGATCAACATTCATAATATAAATGCGTCCTGTTTCAGCACGTTCTTTGATCAACGCACTAAACAACTCCATAGCCGGAATAGTTTTCTTCTTGATGCTGTATGCACGTTCGTACTTTTCATATAGTTCTTGGAACACTGCTGGATCACCAAAGTATGCTTCATACAATCCTGGCACGTCGTGGGGGCTAAACAATGTAATGTCGCCGCCGCTGAGCAACCTTTCGTACATTGTCTTGTTAAGTTGAATCGAATAGTCTAGCTTGCGTACACGGTTGTCTTCTGTGCCTTTGTTATTTTTAAGTACAAGAATGTCTTCAATTTCTTGATGCCAAAACGGGAAGTGTGTAGTTGCACTACCGCCACGTACACCATTCTGTGTACAACAACGCACTGTACTTTCAAACTTCTTTAGGAACGGAATGATACCTGTGTGCGCTACTTCTCCACCTCTGATTCTTGAGTTGACACCTCTGATGCGTCCTGCATTGATGCCGATACCTGCTCGTTGTGCAGTGTATCTACCAATCGACATATCACTAGCGAAGATACTATCAAGGGTGTCGTTGCTATCAACAAGGACGCACGAAGCAAACTGTCGCACAGGTGTTCTGACGCCTGCCATGACTGGCGTTGGGATATTGATTTTAAAAAGTGAGGTCGCATCATAATATCTCCTTACATAATGTAATCTTTCCTCTTTAGGATATTGTGCAAATAATGTAGCAGCAATCATCATGTACATGAACTGGGGAGTCTCAAATATTTGTCCTGATGAACGATCCTGAACAAGGTATTTGTCTACTACTTGACGTAGGCCAGCATAAGTATAGTTTTCATCACGCTTGTGTTTAATGTATCCATCGAGCATCTCAATTTCATCTTCATTATACATATCAAGTATAGATGGATCATATAATCCACGTTCGATATTGTTGCTTAACATATCACCTAAAGAAATATGATTGTATTGACCAAAAACATCTTTATATAGTCCATAGGACAATAATCGTGCCGCTGCATATTGATAATTAGGAGCATCTAAACTAATAAGATCATTTGCACTACGCACTAATACTTCTTGTATTTCGGCTGTACTCATACCGTCATAAAACTGCAAGTTAGCATTCATTTCAATTTGACTGCTACTTACTCCAGCTAGTCCTTTACATGCTTCTTCAACTACGAAATGTATTTTATCGATGTTGAGTAATTCTTTATCGCCGTTTCTTTTGATGATATGGATACCGTTGGCCATATGACACTCCTCTTTCTATTTGTTAAGTTATTTGATATTTATTGTATTTTAGGCATTGGATATTTAATCTGAGTTTCGATTGTTTTTGGTAATTCATAGTCACTAATGTGTCTAAGTTTATCATATCCTATAACCCTGTCTTGTATGTGAAGTAGATAAAAATCAATTGCTTTTTCTTTATCTATACTGATATGTATCTCAAAGTCAACCTCTTTAAAGCGTTCAGTTAACTGTAAAGAATAACACTGACCTAATACGATACAGAACTCACAGTATTGGTTCTCCTGTATTAACTGCCACGGCGTTGGCCAGATGTTTTTGTTATAAGGATCCGTGTGGATACTAACTGTAGGAGCCTGACTGTACTTAGCTACTACATCTTGTAATGGATCGTTACTATCTTCAAGTAATTGACGGAAAGCAGACCAAGATTGTAGCCTGTCCTCATATTTTTGATTAAACATTAATTCACATATGTTAGTTTAAAGTTAAAATTTGCACCTTCGTAGGTTGCACCTACTCTTTCGTCTAGTTGATTTTGAAATGTTATTATTGCTGTATTAATATTAGCATCATATCGTGTAAAGAACCTCAGTTTTGGTAAAGTAGTTACACCATCTAATGCACTAGCACCTACAATATTATGGTCGTCTTCTAAGTATATACTATTATCTGTTGAATTATATGTTAGTACCATTCGTCCGTTGCGTCTTGCAGTTTCAGCCTGTGAATTATAGTCATAATCAATAATCACTGTACGGTCTGCGTCTGCTGGTAATCTAATAAAGTCAACTTTTGATACAGATGATAAATTTTCAATTAAAAATTTATGTATGTTACGTCTTTGAGTATGACGTCCTGGACCACTTACTTCTGGCTTATAGTCAATATTTTGATACGTTATTGTATCACCTGCACTATCAGTTCTACTAAACCAATCTTGTGTGCTTTCGTTATTAGGCGTTGTAAATTTAATTACTGGATGTGCTTGATTAAGTTCGCTACCACCATTGTTACCACATGCAATAAAAGTGTTTTTGTTACTTCTATTGTTACTGCCTTTATCGACTAGTATTGCTTCTAAGTTTATATTTTCAAAATTACTGTGTTCAATTAATGCATTCTGTGGACCGTTAGTACTACCATCTACACTTAGAATTGCTTGTCCAAATATAATACCTCTACTATGCGTATGGAACGAACATTTGTTACAATGTATGTTATGTACATCATAATTAGATAATATACCTACGTTAGTATTTTTAAACTCTACATCAATTAATGACAAATGTTTAGTGCTAGTATTATTTTCTGCTGTAACAACAAGTGCTGCCTTTGTAGGATATAGCGGATCGTTCATTGCCCAAATACCATGTAGTCCCATATTTGTTAATGTGCAATCTAAGGGTGCATCACACTGCACTAGGGTACAATCGTTTATCAATGACTTTACAGTAAAGCCTTCTAATCTAATATTACGTGGACGATTACTAGCTGTTGTAGTCGTTAAACCTGCGCCTGTTACACTTGTATATGCAGAGGCAGCAGCTGACATTGCCCAGTCAATTGACACTTGAGCACCACCATTGTTTACATCATAGGAGTTAATCATTTGAAAAGCAACATCAGCTGTTGATTCAAACTTAGTGTTATTCTTGCCTGCACCGCATATAGTGGTGTTGCTCGGAATATAAATTGTACTTGAAAGAGTATATATTCCTGGCTTTAAATATAGTGTAACTCTTTTTGCTGTTGATGTGTTTTGAATATCGCTAGGAAATAATTGTAGTAATGCGTTCTGTAGTTCACGTGTACAATTTGTTCCAGGAATAACGCCAAAGTCCTCAGCATTTACAAAGTCGTCCATTTTAGATTGTAGTGTACGTTGTATAGGATTATTACTGTCTTTGCCCGTTGTTATAGTTGGATCGGCTGTTTTGTATTCGTAATCATTTGCAAAGTCAAAAATGTTTTCGTTTTCTGTTAATATTTTTGTATTACCAACAGCAGGTGCACCTTCACTTACGCTACCGTTACCAATGTAAAGTTCTTGACTATCTACTGCCCAGCCTATTTCTCCACTTGCTAATTGAGGTATTCCTGTTCCTTGATTCTTTTGTCCTCTGCGAACTTGAATACGTGATATTTGTACTACAGCCATTTCAATCTCCTATAACATATTTATGCGTTGAACACTAATGTAATTCTTCCAGTGTCGCTATTGTTTACAGAAACTTGGTGATGTATCCAAGACTCCCATATTAAAAACAAACCATTTTCTGGAGTATAGATCGCAGAGTCGCTAGTGAATATATTAGTGTCAACACGTTCTAATGCTCTAACATCGCGGAAAGATCGAGGATCATAAAATACAATGTCACTAGAACCTGTGGGACAATCTAAATAAAACACTCCTGACAACAATGCACCTGGATGACAGTGCCTATCATGGCTATCTCCTTTGTGCATTTCACTTGCAAATATTACAGGATTTATTTCATTATCAATGTAGCCTAACTGTTGCAGATAATTACTACCTGCTTCTTTAATAAAATCAGTAAAAGGCTGCATTTCAGATAACTTTTCTAAACCTTCATGTCCGTTATAGGTATTTTTATAACCCCATTCATTTGTTATGTTATCGTCATTTGAGAGTATATCCTTAACGATAGGCAGTAACTCGTTCCTTAGTTCATGTTGATAACTGTTTCCTATCACTGTAGGAAAATATAATTGTAAATCAATCATCCATGTTTCTCATAATATGCATACACTCTTTTCCACCACTCTTGCTCCCATTCGTCAAACTCATGTGGCCATAGATCAAACTGTTGATACTCTCCTGCACGACTACACATGAAGATATGTCCTTCACGTATGTCTGTGCCATAAACTTCATTGTGTGCAATTGCATATGCTGTAAGTTGTAAGAAGTAATCTTCAACCCATTCTAATTTCTTTGGCTTGTTTGTTTGTTTAAAATCCATTATGCATGGATTACCTTTGTATTTGCCTACAAGGTCAGTTGTGCCTGCATACATTTGTGGAACATACAATGCAACTTCGCTACCCCATATTTCATCTACATGAACCATGGCATGTTCTCTTACCTGTGTAGCCATCATATGTGCTTGTTTAGCATAAGGATTGCTTCCAGGTTCGGCCCATGTACCGTAGTCGACATAATCTTCTAGGTACTTGTGCATACGTGTTCCGACACCTGCCGCTTCAGTTGTAATTTCTTGTGCTTTCTTTTCGCCCACACGTTTGCGCCAAGCGATAAGGTGAGTTTTATCTTTTGTATTATCTAGTATCGTTGTAACACTTGCAACAGCATTGCCGTCAGGTGTTAGATACTTGCGTTTGCCATCTACTGACTGACGCTTAATTTCTTTGTATTCATAAACTTTTGTAATTAAACTCATAAGATCTCCAATGTTAATTTATATTAACATAAAATCTTTTAGTTGTCAAGTTTAAAGTTTGTCACCTACATCAGTAGCACGTTTGGCCATTGCTGATACATCTGCTTGTGGATCTGCTGGTGCACCCGGAGCTTCAAAATCATTGTTGCTCACAAGTTCGATCTTATCTTTATCGAAGTTTTTTGTAATGCCTTGTACTCTGTCATCCATATCATATGCTGCTTTAAACACATCATAATCAAATTGTTGATTACCCATACGCATCATAATAGAGTTTAGTTCTTCAAATGACATTTCGACCGACTTGTCATCGTTAGCCTTAGTTAATAAGACTTGTAATAATTTAGAAGTATCTAAACTCTCACTTACTTTTTTTTTGAAAGGATTTGTCCTAAACGTCTTGAACGTTCTACTGATTCACGCTTTGCACGACCGGCTTCTTCTTCGCCACCTGTTGCTGCTGCATCTGCACCGAAGTCATCATCTCCGCCAGCCATGTCCATGTCCATATCATCATCTCCGCCATCCATGTCCATGTC